CTTGAGAAGTTTAAGAGAGTAAAGAATAACCTTTACAATTTTCGTTGCCCTATCTGTGGCGACTCAAAGAAGAACAAAAGTAAAACACGAGGATATCTCTACGCTGTCAAGGCAAATACTAACTTTAAGTGTCACAACTGTGGTGCTTCGATGTCGTTCAATAACTTTTTGAAGCATGTTGATCCTGCTTTGCATAAGCAGTACACCATGGAGAAGTTCAAGGATGGACACTCTGGAGGGAGAAACTTTGTTGTCGAAGAACCTGAGTTTAAGTTTGAAGCACCCAAGTTCAAAAAGAAACTAAAACTTCCTAAGGCATCTGAAGATCCCAGATCTGCTGGATATCTTACGGCAAGAAAACTCAATCCAGAAGATTTCTACTACGCTAAGCACTTTAAGAAGTTTGCTAACAGTCTCAAACCAACTTTTGATAGTGAGGACCATGATGAAGAACGCATCATTATTCCTCTTTATTATGAAAAGAACTTAATTGGATTTCAAGGCAGAGCACTTGGTCCGAGCAAGGTTAAATACATTACCGTGATGCTTGACGATGATGCACCAAAAATCTATGGATTGGATAACATCCGAACAGATGCTCCAGTCTACGTTACAGAAGGACCTTTCGACAGCACGTTCATTCGCAACGCGATTGCTATGTGCGGAGCTGACGCTGATGTTGGTCGTTGGGGGATTAGCAATCCTGTGTGGATTTATGATAACGAACCCCGCAATCGAGAAATCACCAACCGTATCGCCAAGACAATTGATGCAAATCACTCTGTAGTCATCTGGCCTGAGAGCATAGATGATAAAGATATAAATGATATGGTAATGTCTGGACTGGATGTGCAGTCCGTGATAGAATCAAATACTTATTCTGGATTAGAAGCAAAACTTAAATTTACCACCTGGAAGAAAATATGAGCAACGGAACGAAGGTAAAAAAGAGAGACGGTAGAATTGAACCTCTTGACCTTGAAAAGATGCATTTGATGGTTGAGGAGGCATGTCAGGGTCTTGCAGGCGTCTCTGCAAGTCAAGTTGAGATGAAGTCTGGTATCCAGTTTTATGATGGGATTACGACTGCTGAGATCCAGGAGATCTTGATCAAGGCTGCTTCTGATCTGATTGACCTTGATCATCCCAATTATCAATTTGTAGCAGCAAGACTTCTTCTCTTCTCTCTCCGAAAGAGTCTCTATGGGAAGATGAGAGAACTTCCTCACCTTGAAACGCATATCAATGATTGTGTTGGAAAGGAAGTTTATGATTCTGACATCTACACTAAATACTCAAAAGAAGAGATTGAGAAGGTCAACTCGTACATTGACCACAATCGTGACTTTTTGTTTACCTATGCTGGTCTTCGTCAGGTTGTAGACAAGTATTTGGTTCAAGATCGTAGTGGTGGTGGAGTTTATGAAACTCCGCAGTTCATGTATATGATGATTGCTCTGACGATCTTTAGAGAATATCCAAAAGAAACACGCCTTTCTTACGTCAAGAGGTACTACGATGCAATCTCCAAACACAGAATCAACATTCCCACACCTATCATGGCGGGAGTGCGAACTCCACTTAGACAATTTGCGAGCTGTGTTCTTGTTGATGTTGATGACACCCTCGATAGCATCTTTAGTTCTGATATGGCTATCGGCAGATATGTTGCACAAAGGGCAGGCATCGGTATCAACGCAGGCAGAATCCGTGGCATCAACAGTAAGATCCGAGGCGGAGAAGTTCAACACACTGGTGTTGTCCCTTTCCTTAAAAAGTTTGAATCAACTGTCAGATGCTGTACACAAAATGGCATCAGAGGTGGAAGCGCAACTGTCCACTTCCCAATCTGGCACCAAGAAATCGAAGACATCATTGTCCTGAAGAACAACAAAGGTACAGAAGATAATAGGGTAAGAAAACTTGACTACTCCATCCAGATTTCAAAACTTTTCTACGAACGTTTCATTGCGGATGGAGAGATTAGCCTATTCTCACCGCATGACGTACCAGGTCTGTATGATGCTTTTGGTACTGATGCATTTGACGCTCGCTATGTGGGTTATGAATCAGATCAGTCTATTCCAAGAAAGACTGTCCGTGCTCAGGAACTCATTCTTAACCTCCTGAAGGAACGTGCGGAGACCGGTCGTATCTATCTGATGAATATCGACCATTGTAACTCTCACTCTTCATTCAAGGATAAGGTTGAGATGAGCAACCTGTGTCAGGAGATCACTCTTCCCACATATCCTCTTCAGCACATTGATGATGAGGGTGCAGAGATTGCTTTGTGCATTCTTTCTGCTATCAATGTTGGTAAGGTCAAGTCCGATGAAGAACTTGAAGAACTTTGTGATCTTTCTGTTCGTGGACTGGAAGAACTGATTGACTATCAGGAGTACCCTGTAAAGGCAGCAGAACGCGCTACAAAGGCACGTAGATCACTTGGTATTGGTTTCATTGGTCTGGCACATTATCTTGCTAAATTGGGTTATAAGTATGACTCTCAGGAAGCATGGGATGCTGTTCATGGACTGTCTGAATCATTCCAGTATTACTTGCTGAAGTCCTCTAACCAAATCGCTAAAGAGAAGGGCTGGTGTGCTGACTTTGGTCGCACCAAGTATTCTGACGGTATCTTGCCAATCGATACATACAAGAAGGATGTAGATGAGATCACTACAGAGGGATTAGCGCATGATTGGGAGTCTCTTAGAGCATCTATCTTGGAGCACGGACTGCGACACAGCACGTTGTCCGCACAGATGCCTTCGGAGAGCAGTTCCGTTGTGTCAAACGCAACAAACGGAATCGAACCACCTCGCGACTACCTGTCCATTAAGAAGAGCAAGAAGGGACCACTCAAGCAGATTGTCCCTCAATATGGATCTCTTAAGAACAATTATACGCTTCTTTGGGATATGGAGTCCAATCGTGGTTACATTAATGTTGTTGCTGTGATGCAAAAGTTCTTTGACCAAGCAATTTCTGGTAACTGGAGTTACAATCCAGAGAACTATCCCGACAATGAAGTCCCAGTGTCCACCATGGCACAAGACTTTTTGACTACATATAAGTACGGATGGAAAACCTCTTACTATCAGAATACTCATGACATGAAGAGTGATGAGGTAGAAGAAGAGAAGTCCGAATTACATAATATCCTAAACGAATTAGAACAAGCCGAGGAGGGAGAGTGTGAATCCTGTGCAGTTTAAGGTTTCATCAGTGGAGAATACCGTGAAAAAAGAAGTTGAAGGCATGACAGTCTTTAACACTGAACAAGTGAATACTAAAAAGCAACCGATGTTTTTCGGTAAACCTCTGGGAGTCCAGAGGTATGATTCATACAAGTATCCAGTTTTTGATAAACTGACGACACAACAACTTGGATACTTTTGGCGACCAGAGGAGGTTTCACTACAGAAAGACCGTGGGGATTATCAAACACTTCGTCCAGAACAAAAGCATATCTATACCTCTAACCTCAAGTACCAGATTATGCTTGACTCCATTCAAGGGCGTGGTCCTGGGATGGCTTTTATTCCTTACTGCAGCTTACCTGAGTTAGAAGCATGTATGGAGGTCTGGGGATTCATGGAGATGATCCACAGTCGTTCCTACACCTACATCATCAAGAACGTCTATTCGGACCCCTCTGAGGTCTTTGATAAGATTGTCACTGATGACCGCATTCTGGAACGTGCCAGCAGCGTCACAGCGTCCTATGATGACTTTATTCGTAGTGCTCAGCAATGGGGCACTGGGAATATGTGGCAGGAAGATTTCCGTCAGTCTCCATCTTCGCAATGGGAAATTAAAGATGTCAAAAGAAAACTCTACAGAGCAGTCGCAAACGTCAACATCCTGGAAGGAATACGTTTTTATGTTTCTTTTGCTTGCAGTTTTGCTTTTGGTGAACTTAAACTCATGGAAGGTTCTGCCAAGATCATCTCCCTTATTGCGAGAGATGAAAACCAACACCTCGCCATCACCCAAAACATTCTGAACAAATGGGCTCAGGGTGATGATCCTGAAATGAAGCAGATCATGAAGGAAGAAGAGGAGTGGACCTATAAAGCATTTGATAATGCTGTCAACGAAGAAAAGCGTTGGGCGGACTACCTGTTCAAGGATGGGTCAATGATTGGTCTGAATGACAAACTCTTGCAGCAGTATGTTGAGTGGGTTGCTAATCGTCGTCTGAAGGCAATCGGTCTGAAACCTCAGTATGATATTGCTGCATCTGCTAATCCTCTACCTTGGACGCAGCACTGGATCTCTTCCAAGGGTCTGCAGGTCGCGCCACAGGAGACTGAGGTTGAGTCTTATGTTGTTGGTGGTATCAAGCAAGATGTTAAGAAAGACACATTTAGTGGTTTCCAACTCTGATTTTTGCTTAAATAGGGGGAGTAGCATCCCCCTTTATGCCACGCAACGAAATCTCCGCAATGGAATTCAAGACAAGAGTTCTTAAGATAAAGAATGAACTCTTTTGGGAAGAACACCAATATGGTGAAGAAGCACGAGGTTTAGCCCATAAATATCTCAATATGGTGCTGGACGCTATTGATGAGTATAGACTATGAAAACCCGTGGATGTACCTGGAACGTCCCTTTAATAGTGATGATGTTGGGGACAACTATGGTTTTGTTTATAACATTACCAATCTCACCAACGGTAGACAGTACATTGGGAGAAAGTATTTTTGGTCTCATCGAAAACCTCCAGGAAAAAAACGACGAGTAAAAAAGGAATCTGATTGGAAAAAGTATTATGGGTCTTGTCCAGAACTTAAAGAAGACATTGAACGACTGGGGCGACAAAATTTTAGTAGAACTATCCTCAGCTTACATAAAACAGCTGGCAAAACAAACTTTGAAGAAACAAGACAACTCTTCATCCACGGAGTCCTTACAGAATCCCTTGACACAGGAGGACCAGCATACTACAATAGCAACATCCTCAGCAGATACTTCAGAAAAGATTACTATGATGGAGACTGAAGAGATTGTTGCTCACGTCAGAGATTGGGCAATGGAACGAGTTGATGATCTTAACCGAAAAGGAGTTAGGGGAATCTACGATCAAATGGCACTCATTGATGAATTTCATGAATGGTTGGACATTGATAATAAAGATGAACTCGAAATTGTAACTCTTGACGAAATCAATGAAGACGAGTATAATGACTTTGTTGATTACATGAACGACGGCATGGAACGCGGTTGATTCTTTATTGACTCAGTAGCTCAGTTGGATAGAGCAACTGCCTTCTAAGCAGTCGGTCGTAGGTTCGAGTCCTACCTGGGTCGCCTTGCGGGTGTGGTGTAGCGGTAACATGCGAGCCTTCCAAGCTCTTGTCACGGGTTCGATCCCCGTCACCCGCTCTGAGGAACT